AGTTCCTCTCTCATTGACTATACATATACTATAACTTGTTTTCATAACAAAGTCAAGGCAATTCGCTAAAAAAGGCCAAAAAAAATCCCTGTAAAAACAGGGACTTAAAAAATAATTTAATATTTTATTGGTTTATCTTCGCCAACCATCTCTGGGAACACTGATTCCACGAGCGATATTACCTATATCACCACGAGAAATCCCCATATCGTTCAACTCTCTGTCTGTTAGACTTGCAAGTTGATTATATGTTTTCCTGTCAAAAGTTGGAGTAACGCATGTTTTGAAGTTGTTGTATAAATCTGCAACAACCTCACAGAATGCACAGTAAGTTCGTGTAAGTACAGTCATTATCTTTTCATCCTTTTCAAATCTATCATCAAATTTTTTGCTTCTTTGTGATATCCTTGACGAGTTAGTTCGGCAGCTGCTCTTGCAGTTCCTACTATCTCAGCATGATGGACAATGCCATCCCATACCTTACTTACTATGTGTGCAATCTTATCACATATGTGACAAGTTTCTTGATAAGTGTGTTTCAACACCAATCCTATAGACATTTTTCTGCTCTCCTTTGCTTCATAAGCATTACGTTATTATAAAACGCCACAACATCATCGTCTCGGAGATGTTTAACTTCGTTACTGTATTCAGTACGAATCCAGCGAACGATGTCGTTTTTTGGCGGATTGTTTGGAAACATTTTCGCAAACCATTGGAAGTTAGCCATCCTTCTTCTCCTGTTATAGTGTTTAAGTTATGAACACACCACGCTCACAAAAGCACTTGTCCTCTATACTACAAGAACAAAATTCTGAACTTCTTCCGTGGGGGGTCTATTCGCACATATTTATACAACTAGGACAGTTGCTATGCCATTTTTATTAATGTTTATTTGGAATAGTCGTTATGCATCTGGGGAAATAATGCTTCTTTTAGAATTTTTGATGAACCAACTCTGACATTAATAATACCATTATAGTATTCATCGGTAAGCAAGACTTCCCTGTCAAACTGTTCCTTTGCTTCTAGGTAACTTAATGCACCTCTACTATCACAGTAATGCAATATCTCTCTAGTGAATTGGTCTTCACCCAATTCTAAAACATCTGCATTAAGATGGTCTGAAGAACCCCAATAGGTTCTCCAATCACTCTCTTTAGTAGAACGTCTTTTGTTCTTCCTACCTTTGAGTGGTGGCTTGGTAACTTTAAACCTTGCGAGTTTCTTACCAATGTATTTTTTATTGTTTGTTAGATTCGTGATAAGATAAACGAACCCCTCACAATCAAGTGGGAGTTCGTCTACTAATTCACCTTTGTGTGTCCACATAACTACTCATCTTCGTCAAATTCTTCGATATCATCTTCGTTATCTATATTTAGACTGTCTCCACAAAAGACACAATGAGCAATTGGATAGTATCTTTCTTCCATGTCATGTTGGATTTTAAAGACTGCATCACAGCCTTCGCATGTAATAATTTTAATCATTAGGCAACTTGGTTTTCATAAACATCATCCCACTTACCATTGAGTCCAGCAACCTCATATTCGGTTACTCTGTTCTCAAAGAAGTTAGTGTGGTCTGCACCGTTAAGTACCCACTCTAACCAAGGTAGAGGATTGTCCTTCACTTTGAAGTTTGGTTTCATCCCTAATTGAAGTAATCTTCTATCAGTGATATACCTTATATATGTCTTTACTTCAGAGGAGTCTAAGCCTTCAATCTCACCCATCTTATATGCAAGGTCTACAAACTTATCTTCAAGTTTGACTGCCATCCTTGCCATTTCATATATCTGTGCTTTAAATTCATCGTCAATAATACGAGGATGTTCTGCACAATATGCCTTGAATAGTTTTGAAATGCCCTCAACGTGAATTGATTCGTCACGAATACTCCACTCAACTACTTTACCCATACCCTTCATCTTACCGAATCTTTGAAAATTCAACAACATGACGAATGATGCAAACAATGCTACACCTTCATTCATTACAGACTTTGCAAGTGATAGTCCTAGTCCACGAACTGTGTTAGGGTCACTATCCATCATAAACTCAATCTTGTCTGCCATCTCTTGATATTCTAAGAAGGCATGATACTCAGCATCAGATAACCCAAGTGTCTCATTAAGAAGTGCATATGCACGTTGGTGAATACCTTCTCTAGATGCAAATGAACCAAGCATATTTCGTACTTCGTTATTTTTAAACTTCGGTATAAATTGGTCAAAATAATTCTGTCCTACTGCAACATCAGACTGTGTAAAAAGTCTAAGGATATTTGTTATGTATTCTCTTTCAATGACAGAAGTCTTACCAGATTTCCAATCAGCAACATCTTCTGACAAATCAAGTTCATCTTCAATCCAGTGAACCTTCTCATGTCTTGTTGTAATTTCTACTGCCCAAGGATAGTGGAAAGGTTTATAAGTTTCTGAGAACTCCATTAACCCACCACCTTTCTTTTTTACAAACTTCTCTGCGACTTTCATAAAGTCATCATATGTACCAATCAATTTATCATCAATAAAGATTTGTGGAACTGAACGTGCATTTGGTACACGTTGATAAAACGCAAGACGTTGTTCCTCATTATCCATTTTGATTTCTGTGTACTCATATCCATGTGATTTAAACCAGTGTTTTGCCTTATCACAAAACGGACAATTTGATTTACTATAAATCTCTACATTCATTTACTTTTTCTCCATTTTACTATTATAGTTTTTTACCCTTGACATGCAACACACTCATCTTGGGATTCAGCATCAACTGCTTGAGACTCATAATCCTTTAATTGGTCACGAACAACCTTGGATGACACATTCTCAGCACGTTGTGATGTTTCAGTTCTTAGATAATATAAACCCTTCGTTCCTAACTTCCACGCTGCAAAATGTGCCTCGTGTAATTTCTTCTTGTCTGCACCAGCAGGGAAGAATAGATTTAGTGATTGTCCTTGACATAAGAACTCTTGTCTATCTGCAGCCTGTTCAACCAGAACTAACTGGTCAAGTTCGATTGCAGTTTTAAACACCTCTTTGACTTTATCTGATAAAAAGTCTAAGTGTTGGACTGAACCACCATTAGTGATGATATCAGACCAAATCTTTTCTGAATTTTTCTTTACCTTCTTTAACTCTTCTTCCAAATACTTATTCTTTACTAAGTGAGAACCAGCACGAGTACGATGTGTATATGCATTCGCTTTCATAGGTTCAATAGAAGGTGAAGTAGAAACAATAATAGAACTGTTGGCGTTTGGTGCGATTGCAAGTAGATGTGCATTACGTCTACCTGTACCTTGCATGTCTGGTGCTTCTCCACGCTCAAGTCCTAGTTCAAGAGATTCTTTATTTGCTTGTTCTTTAATTGTTCTAAAAACATCCCAATTAAGTTCTCTCGCTTCATGTGAATCAAATGCAATTCTTTTCTTATGTAGTAGTGAATGCCAACCCATTGCACCTAGTCCAAGACTACGTTCTTGAGTTGCAGAATATCTAGCACGAGAAATCTCATCACCAGCATTGTCGATAAAGAATTGTAGTACGTTATCCAAGAAACGAATAAGGTCACTAACTAAAGTTGTATCAGACCACTCATCATACTTTTCTAAGTTAAGAGATGACAAACAACAAACTGCTGTTCTATCTTCTGAAGTTGGTAGATGTATTTCGTTACAAAGATTAGAACCGTGTATCTTCAATCCCTTTGATTTCATTGTGTGTGGTAATGCTCTATTAGCAGTATCGATGAAATTCAAATACGGTTCACCTGTACGATAACGCACTTCGAGAATTTGTTGCCATAAAGTTCTTGCAGGCATTGTCTCTCTTACAGTTGCATCATTAGGGTCTTTCAAGTCCCAAGTCTCACCTCGTTCTACTGCTCTCATAAAATCATCTGTAATATTGATTGCATGGTGTAGGTTTAAATTTTTTCTGTTTACGTCACCTGTTGGTACACGCATATTTAAAAACTCAATAATGTCTGGATGTGATACATCAATGTATGCTGCATAAGAACCCTTACGAGTTTTGCCTTGACGGTATGCAGTCATGTCTGCATCTACTGTATGAAGGAATGGCATTGGGCCTGGCGCTTTATCTGAGATTGCACGAACATCATTCCAATGTCCACCAACTCCACCACCCTTAACTGACAACCAACGCAACTCAGCAGTATGGTCGATTAGTCCTTCAAGTGAATCTGGAACGTATGTTAAGAAGCACGAAATAGGTAATGCCTTTGCTTTCTTGCCAGGCATTGGTGCATTAGATAATACTGGTGATGCAAACATAAACCAACCTTTGGATACGGCATCATAAACTCTTTGTGCGAGTGCTAAGTCTCCGTTGCAATAAGCAACAGATGCTCTTGCATATGCTTCTTGTGGTGAATTTTCTGAGTCCTTACAATAATAATCCTTGAGTAGTTTATATGCTTGTTCTGATAAATCTTTGTCTCTTGTTCTGTCAATTGTGATGCCGAGGTGGTCAAGACCATTAGTCTCCTCAGCACTTGGGAATGTTACTACGTTCTCAAGGGCCATGTGTTAGTTCTCCTATTTGCTTATGTTTTTTTCCAAGAGTTGAAAACAGTCTTTGCCTTCAATCCTTTATGGGTGTTATTATGTATAATGTTTTGAATCTCTGCTGGTGAGTTTCCAGCAAGAATCATGTCGTTTATATCTTTTTCTTCAATGCCATTAGGCCAGATGCAAACTGAGTATCCTTCATCGATACATCGTTCAATCTGTTGTACAACATGTACATTCCTTGGTTCATTGTCTGGGACAAGAACTGCATTGTCTTTGAACTGTGGAACACGCAAATCACTTTGAGCAACTGCGATACAGTTCTTTAGAAAAAGACTGTCGATAGGGCCTTCAACAACATGTATTGTTTTGTTCTTGTCAACCTTATCTAATCCAAAAATCTTGGGATGTTCTTTGTCCAAGATTATAGTAATATATTTTTGGGGTTCATCCCCAAATGCCCGTCCTTGAAATGCAAAGACCTCTCCATCCTCTTTTCGGAATGGTATTAACATCCTTGGATGGTCACCATCTAGTGAGGGAAACTTATTCTCTACATGTCCGTTGACGTATTCAAAAAACTTTGGACAGAAATATATATCGTTCCAGAGTTCTTTGCTAATACTTCTATCAGATAAAAATTTGATAGCAGGATGATTTTTTTCAAGTTGTGAAAAAGAATCTAGGTTGAGAGATTTACGAAACACAGGTTTCTTAAACTTGAACTCAGGCGCTTTAATGCCTGCTCCAGGCGTCTTATCTCCTCGACCATTGGAAGTAAGACCTTCCTTGTATCGTTCTAGTACATATTCTTTGTGTAAATTTGAATCTACATGTTCTATCAGTTTTGATAGATTAGTACCCATAGCACAATTATGACACTTATAGAAAAGGTCATTCTTTGTTCGATAGATAAATCCTCTAGCCTTCGTCTTTACTTTCGCAGAGTCACCACAATATGGACAACTGAATTGCCATAGGTAATCAGTCTTTCTCT